CTATATCGAAATTATATGGCAATCTGATGATACCAATATGCAACTAGCATTTGATTCAGCCGCAGGAAATTACCCCTCTATCCCTTCAGTTATAGCAACTTTAACTCAAGTTTCTTAATTTTTGTCTAACCCAATTTTTTATTTATGGCTTCACACCACCACGAAGATCCAATCTTCCAGGAAAAGCGCAAACCCAAAACTCCAATCAAGTTTAAAACAGAATTAAACCCAGAACAGAAAGAAGCCAAAGCAAAAATATTACAACATACAGTTACGTTGTTAGCCGGTTCAGCAGGCTCAGGCAAAACATTTCTAGCCTGTCAAATAGCACTAGAGAAGCTATTTATGAAAGAAGCTGAAAAAGTCATTATCACCAGACCTACAGTATCAAAAGAGGAAATAGGATTCTTACCTGGTGATTTACGTGAGAAAATGGACCCGTGGGTACAACCGATATACCAAAACATGTACGCGTTATATGACAAGGTTAAAGTGGAACAACTCATACAAGCGGGTCAGATTGAGATAGTACCTTTAAGCTTCATGCGAGGTAGAACATTCCTCGACTCAGTTGTAATAGTAGACGAAGCTCAAAATGTTACACATGAACAAATGGAAATGATCGTAACTCGTTTAGGTTTACGTTCAAAAATGATCATTTGTGGAGATGATGCTCAAGTAGATTTAAAATCAAAACGTGAATCTGGTTTTAGGTTTTTATACACAGCATCCAAAAAGATAAAAGACTTGTGTGCTATATCTCTTAAGACAAACCATAGACACCCAATTGTAGAGGATCTTATAACATACTACGAGGAAGCAGCTGAACAAGGTATTCAATTAGGTAATTCAGGTTCAAGCGGTAAACGAGGCTAGACTTCTTTGATATTTATAACAAAAAAGCATGGCTAATATTCCCATATATACTGGCTCTTCTAACTTTACTCAGTCATTAAATCTTTACATTTCTAATCCTAATGTATACCCTTCTCCTACTCCATTTGGATTTTATGATAATGACACCCAATTCCAGGGTGATGCTAATAAAGTAGCTAATTTCTGTGCTAGACGTTTAGGTTATCCTATTGAAAACGTAGAATTACAAGATTTAAACTTTTGGGCTGCTTTTGAAGAAGCAGTTACAGTTTATGGCAATGAATTATATGCCTATCAAGTTAGGGAAAACATGCTTAACATTGAAGGTTTACCTATTACTACTCCTACTTTAATAAACACCCAAATTACCCCTAACATGGGTAATGTTATCCGCATTTCAGAACAGTATGGTACTGAAGCAGGTACAGGAGGCAATGTAAACTGGTATTCAGGCTCAGTAGTTCTAACAGGTAGTGTTCAAGATTATGATCTAGACGTTTGGGCTCAACAAAACGGAATTTCAGGAAGTGATTTAGAAATCAAAAGAGTATTTTACCAAGGTGTTCCTGCTTCTGCTACTTACTATTACGGTGGTGGTATTGGTTTAGGAGCTGGTTTTGGGGGATTTTTTGGTGCTTTAGGTGGTGTAGCTGGTGCTGCAGGTTATGGTAATAATTTCTTAGTAACCCCATTATCATATAACGTAGCAGCTATCCAAGAAATGGAGCTAGCCAATGATATTCTCCTATCAGCTTATAGCTTTGAAATTATCAATAATAAACTTAGAATTTTCCCATGTCCTACAGAAGGTGATACAGGCACCAATTATTGGTTTGATTATCTACTTAAAAGTGAAAGACTATCAGACTCATTAGTTTCAGGTAGTGGTGTAAGTGGTAGTGGTTTAATTACAAACGTTTCAAATGCTCCTTATACAAACCCAGTATATGCTCAAATAAACTCAATAGGTAGAGCTTGGATTTTTGAATATACTTTAGCTTTAACCAAGGAAATTTTAGGATATGTTCGTAACAAATACTCAACTATCCCTATTCCAGGAGCTGAAGTAACATTAAATGGTGATACTTTAACATCTTCTGCAGCAACTGATAAAGAAGCATTAATTGTAAGATTACGAGAATATTTTGATCAAACTTCTCGCCAAGCTATGCTTGAAAGAAGAGCATTAGAAGCAGATTTTGCAAAGCAAGATTTAAATAATACTCCAATGACAATTTACATAGGATGATAAAATTTACAGACATATTAACTGAAATTTTAAACACCTATGAGGTGGAAGCTATTATTAAATCTAATAAAGAACAAAACATCAGTGATATATTAGATCAAATTCGTGCTTTAAAAAAGATTACTACATTAAAAAATGTAACTCCTCCTAACTACCCTCAAAAAGATAATGTAGAATATACTCGTATTAACATTAAATTTTTAAGTAAAACTGGTAAACCAGAAGAAGATTTAGAAGAATTTAAACAACAAATCACTAAATCAAGTGATGAGGATGAACTAAAAATTCCTGGGGTTATAGCAGCTAAGTTTGATATGAATACTTTACGTAGATTATAATGGCATTATTCGGACAAGCTAGGGATATTTCAATGTTTAGACACGTCAACCGAGAGTTGATGCAAAATATTATTTCTCAACAATGTGCTTTTTACCAGTTACAATTAAATGAAACCATGTTTAACATGTATGGTGAAGCTTCACAAGAAAAATATTATAATGGTCCTTTTCTTTTATATGCTTTAATTGATATGCCTGATCAAACTCAACCAACAGATGATATGGGTGTAACTTTTGAATGGGGTCCTACATTTAGATTTTTAAGAGATGATTTAACTACTGGCTCTTTAGGTTATACTAACTTAACAGAAGATATTGTACCTCAAATTGGTGATATTATCTTTTGGGAAGAAGGATATTATGAAATACATGCTACAAATGAAGCACAATATTTTGTAGGTAAAAACCCAGATTATCCTAACTCTCAAAATGCTCCTAACCCTCTTGAAACTGATTTGGCAGAATTTGGTTACAACGTTTCTATAATTTGTAATACCCATTACATACCAGCAGATAAAGTAGGATTAAGTAAAGAAAGAACATAATGGCAAATAAAGGAAGAACTCCAATCCCAAAAACCCAAAAGCAGATTGCTAATGAGTTTATTACCCCTTCTGATCCTCAGATGGGGAATCCTAATTTAGCTAACCCTAATTATGAAGGAGTTAATCGTGGTACACAAGTATCATGGCAAGATGACGGTACTAAACCGTTTACAGTTGGCTTAGAAGATATTGATAGCGCCATTATGTACTACTTCCAGAACGTTATTCAACCGTATGTAATACAAAATGGTCAACGTATTGAAGTACCTATTATATATGGTTCTCCTGAAAGATGGAAATCTGTTCAACGTGATGGATACTATAAAGATAAAAATGGTGCTATAATGTTACCTCTTTTAATGTTTAAAAGAAATGATGTTGTTAAAAATAGAAGTATAGCTAATAAATTAGATGCTAATGCTCCTTTTAATTATCAAACTTTTACTAAAAAATATAGTAAACAGGATTTTTATTCAAACTTTAATGTTTTAAATAATAGAATTCCTACTAAAACTTATTATGCTGTAGTAATGCCTGATTATGTAACTATTAACTATAGTTGCGTAGTTCAAACATATTACATGGATCAAATGAATAGAATAGTTGAAGCTATTAACTATGCTTCAGATTCTTATTGGGGAAATCCACAAAGATATCAATTTAAAGCAATGATTGATTCATTTGCTACTCCAGTCGAATTAGTAACAGATAACAATCGTTCAGTAAAAGCTACATTTGATATCAAAGTTAATGGGTACATTGTTCCTGAAGTAATGCAAAAATATCAAGCAAATGTTACTAAGAAGTTTTATAGTGCCGGTAAAATTGTATTTGCTTTAGAGACTACTAACAACGATGGTATTTTTATAGGCAAAGAAATGGGTGGAAGAATAGTAACTCCTGAAATAGGAAGTGAAGAATCCCAAGATAGAAGTACTATTATACGATAGTTTAATATTTATATCAAACCCTGAGAATTAGATGGCAAATATAAGATATTTAGATCAAGTTACAATTGGACCTAGTGTAACGTCTGTTAGTGGAGAATCAACTACTTCTGGAACAAGTGGCACATCAGGTTCAAGTGGAACCACAGGAAGTAATGGCACTTCAGGGTTTTCTGGTACTTCAGGAACCGCTGGTTCTTCAGGTACTCAGGGTTCTACAGGTATATTAGGTTCATCAGGCGCCTCTGGTTCAAATGGTACTTCAGGTGTAAATGGTTCATCTGGTTCTTCAGGTTCTTCAGGTACTACAGGTTCAAGTGGTACTTCAGGAGGTGCAGCTGGTTCTTCAGGTACTGCAGGTTCTTCAGGTGCATCCTCAGTAGCAGCTTCTTCAGGCTCTTCTGGTTCTTCAGGTACATCAGGTTTAACGGGTACTGCTGGTTCAAGTGGTGCCGGAAATGGTACAAGTGGTTCTTCAGGTACTGCTGGTACTTCAGGTCAATCAGGCTCATCAGGTAATTCAGGTACTACAGGAACCGCAGGTACTTCAGGCAATATTGGCACATCAGGAGCCTCTGGATCCTCAGGCTCTAGCGGAGCTAATGGTACTTCGGGTACAACAGGTGCAAGTGGTACTTCTGGAGATAATGGTACTATAGGTACAAGTGGTGTAAGTGGTACCTCAGGTACAACGGGTTCAGCTGGTACCTCAGGTGGTGGTGCCTCTGGTTCTTCAGGTACTAGTGGTGAATCTGGCACTTCAGGTGCTTCTGGTACTTCTGGTATTTCAGGCTCAACAGGTACTGCGGGTACAACTGGTGCTTCAAGTACTTCAGGTGCTTCAGCATCTTCAGGCTCTTCTGGTTCTTCAGGTACTATAGGTACTTCAGGTAATATTGGCACATCAGGTGCTTCAGCTACTTCAGGCTCTTCAGGTTCAACTGGTACAAATGGTACAACAGGTAATTCAAGCACATCAGGTGCTTCAGGCTCTTCGGGTTCAGCAGGTTCAACAGGTACAAATGGTACAACAGGAGCTGCTGGCACTTCAGG